ACTTCTTCACTAATTTCTTCAGTCACCTCTTCAGTAACTTCATTAGTTTTTACTTTAGACTTTTTACCTTTTATAGCTGCAGTTGCGTACTTAGTACCAAAGGTAACTCCTGTTCCTAAAGCCTTACCTAATCCAAAACCAACTGCTGCACTTTTAGCAACTTCACCTGAATCTATTTCTTCTCCAGTTACAGATGTTGTTACCACTTGTCTAGCTACGTTATCTGTAGCTGCATAAACAGCACCTTCTACTCCTGTGTACATTCCTGCTTTTACAGAATGTTTTAGAAGTTGCATTAGACCTTCTTTAGTAGCAATCTTTGCAGTTTGTCCACCTAAAGCAACTAAACCAAAAGTTCCTAGTCCTGCCCATGTAGTAGGGTCAGCTAATATTCCTGTAAAAAATCTACCTGTTCCTGCCAAAGATACACCTAAGTCATCATAAGATTCCATCAAGTATAGAAAGGCACGTTTCTGTGATTCAGATGCACCATGTACTCTTGCAGCATCAACAGCCATTTTAGGTAAGTTATAGTTAAAGAAACCCATCATCTCAATGCCATACTTAGCAGCATCTTCATCAGACTTACCGACAGAATCTTTAGCTTTCTTATCTCCCCAAGTAATACCTCTATTCATTTTATAAAGTATCTTTGAGGCTTCTATAAACTTTGTATCTTTAATTAAGTCTTCATCATATATAGATTCATCAGGGGTTTTATCCTCAAACCTATCAGTAAAGATAGGCTCATTTGTTGACACTTGTTGAGAATTGTTATTAGTGTTAGTAGTGTTGGTGGTTGTAGTAGGGTTTGATTTTAAATGATTTTGTATTTTTGTTTTGGCTTCATCATCAGAAAGAGAACTATCTAATCTATATAGCTTTCCTTCATATCGAAATAATTTCTTTTCTGCCATTTAATCATCCTTAATTTACAAATTAGTAACTGGTTCATTTAAAATTCCACCTGCTTCTAAAACAAATCTCTTCAAAGAGTCCCCTGCTTTTTTATCAGCTTTTTCTATAATTTTTAGAAAGTCATCACCCTTTGGAATTTTCTTTTTAGTTTCTATGTAAGCCTTAACTTCTTGTCTTATAGTATTATAATACTTTTCTTTAACAACACTTTGAGTTCTAATTCCTAGGGCTTTGTTTGCTCCTGAAAATGCACTCTTCATAAACTCTGCTAGTTCTTCTTTTATTCCCACGTCATAATTTCTATTTACTTCTGTACTAAATACTAAGTTAGCACCTTCAAATAAAGTAGGTACTTTAGCAATCAATGCAGTTTTTTCTCTAGGATGAAGGTCATTTCTAGACATGATGTGGTCAATAACTTCACTTTCTGTAGACTCATCATTAAGACTTGAGTGAATACTACTCATAGTTCCACCTTCAGAAGCATGAGTTAAAATAGCTGACTCTAACTTTGTTGATACTGCTACACTTTTATGTTGTGGTATTGTACCTTCATTCATAATACTTATCCTATAACCCTCTAACTCAGCATAATTAGGGTCTTTTGGGTCTAAAGTAGTAGGTTTTTGCTCAATGTGATTTTTCATTATTTCATTTTTAGAGTTTCTAAGATTCTCTTTTCTTTTATGTGCAAGTGCAGTTTTTTGTGCAGTAAACTCACTAAGTTTTAATTTATTAATTTTATTTGTTGTATCCTGTAGTCTACTTGCTGTTTCACCACTCCAGTATTTCTTAGGTAATTTAGTTAGTATCTCTGTATCTTTATTATTTATAGCTAATTCTACAGTTGCATCTACTATTTGCTTTTTCATTTCTGCATTATTTAATGGAGATACTCTTTTGTTTTTGTTATCTAGTTGGTCAATAGCACCATCTTTTTCAAATGCCTTTGCACCATTTATTTGTAGATTTCTATAGACTTCACCGTACATATATTTTTTAGCTTCACCTAATTGAAACTGTGCTCTTTGTGCTGTCCATGCAGAATTGTTTTGACTTATAACTGAATCAAATCCTTGAAGTACACCACTCTGATAAAAGTCAGCACCTTGGTGCATATCAGATAATCTTTTTCTTTCTGCAAGTACCTTCTTATCTAGTTCTACTTTATTATTAAATATATCAGGTTCTTCGTTTCTTAATCTTTCAATAAAATTATTTGCATCTATTTTAGCTTGGTTGTTTCCCATAAATTCAGCAATAGCCATAGAAGTTGTTTCTGAGGCTTCAGGTACTAACTCTTTAATTTTTACAGCATCTATTTTTTTACCTTCAGACTCTGCTTTAATTCTTTTAGCTAACACTTCTTTCTTAGCTAGTAATAATCTTTGTTTTTGTTTCTCTTCATCTACAGCAGTCTTCATAAGATTTTGACTAGATACTTTTAAGGCAGTAGCTAATTGTGATAATGTGTTGTTTTTGTTAACTTGAGGAGCACCTCTGAAGGTATCTAAACCACGTGCAGCAGGTGTACTGGTATATGAACCAAAACCTTTTACATCAGAAGTTTGTATTCTTTCTTTTGCCATAATAAATCCTATGCGTTTCTAAATGCTAAGTCACCGTTTGAATCAAATTTTAGGTCTGTAGCTAATCCTGTACCTACTTCTAAAGCTGTACCTAAGAATGATGGTTGTTGTACAGATGATAAAGAATTGTATCTACCTGCCATTTGTGCGTATGCTTGTGTTTTATCATCATTAAGTTTAGCAATAGTATTTTTAGTTGAAGTAAGGTTTCTATTTAGAACTGTACCTTCTTGATAATCTACCTCATGTAATATACTATCTATTGAAATACCTGCGACACCAGACTCACCTGCAGAAGCTATAGCTGTAGCTTTTTTATTTCTAGCATCTACCATCACATCTTGTTCAGCTTGTACTGATGCTAATTTTTCTTCATCCATTCGCCTATCAATCATCTTAACTTGTTCTTTATAGGCTCTGTCAGCTTCTGTAGCTATTGCATTATTTCTTCTAGTTTGCTCTTTAGCTTGTTGGTCAGCAGCCATATAAGACATTGCTGCTCCTGCTATTTGCATTACTACCATTGTTGTTGGGTCACACATTATTTTTTCTCTCTTATAAATAGGTAAAAGTCTTCACTCCCTGCACCATAAGTGCGTGATGTTTTAATATCAAATCCACACCATTGTAGCCATCTCATACCTTGAGCATTTTTACAATGAACCATGTTGTATAGAACGTCATACTTATCTTCTAATTTTTTAATCCAATCTTTGCAATAACGTAGAAAAGGTCTTGAGTAATCTTCTAAATCACTAGAAGCTAACATCCAAGGTACACCATATTCAGGTACTTCAACTGAATCAGATATACCAAACATAGCTATAACTTTAGATTCTTGTGTCTCAGCTTTAGTTTCTAATATTGTATAAACTTCAGCATTAGGTAATTCAAAAGATTCCATTAGTGCTTTGAAAGGTGTATGTCCCATTGCTGTTACTTCAATAAGGTCAGGCTTTCTTAAACGTGGTGCAAGAACTAAAGCATCCATAGGGTCAGCTTCAACAATACTCACTATAGTTGTATCATCTATCATGTATGTATTCATCTATATCCTCTGTGAATGTATGGTATAGAAACCTTCCCACTCAGCAGATTGAAAAGAACATGGCAAATAACTATCTGAAGTTATCTTTACTGTTACTCTGTCATTCTTAGATTGAATTGGAAATCTGAATGTTCCATCAGAAATGTTTACGTCTTCAATAGTTGTTGATGGACTATTAATTACGTTACCACTAAATTCATATATGTTTGTACCTCTAGCTTCAGGTGTTACTTCTATTTTAAAGAAACCAGAGTCTTCATAATTAACTCTCATAGTTCTTAATTGTAATCGTCCTGATTGTACAGATTGTTTACCTTGGTTTTCTTTAACGTGTTGTTCTGAAAACTGGTACTCGAATGTATAAGGGATTCCTATAGTTACTGTAGATGCAGAATAATCTCCTGTAGCAGCAACTGTAGATGTTGTAGGTCTGGTTACTGTTATATCAGTACCCTTCCTGCTTGACCATGCACCAGACTTTATTGCTTTAACTGTTCCGTCGTAGACGTATGGCAATGTCCAAGTTGTGATATTTGTTCCTGAATTGTAAGAACCTGAGACTGTAACTTTCCTGTCAACACGACTGCAGAAAGTAAGCCCAGAATCATTAGGATATTGAAGCTGTAATTTTTCAATGAATACTCCATCACTTCTACTTATTACTATAAATAAATCGTTCTCTAATATTGTTACATCAAGTACACTTGAGCCTGTGTGCATATGCCACTCAGACCAACTTGATACTAGCTTAGTTGTTCCTTGCCAATACCATTTGTATATGTATAACTTAGAACGGTCTTCACTTGATAGACCTACTAATATATCTTCATTAGATGAGGAGGCTAATTTAACCACGTTTTTAGGTAAGTACTTAGGGCAATGGCTCGTGATTTCAGCAGCATCCACGATGACTGTATCACTCTCCACGTAATACTCACGAACAGACGTAAAGTCTCCTCGCTTAGACGTAAAATATAAGTAGTTCCCTGAAGCAACAGGCGAAACTTTTGTATCATTTTCAAACTCCGTACTAGGTACTATTGATATTGTTTTAGGTGTTAGTATTCCATTAGTCTCAATACTAAACTGTGTGTTGTCACTAAATAATGTTAGTGAATCATTAAAAGGAATTGCGTGTTTTAAGATAGATACTTTGGTGTGACTAACAGAAACATCTATAGGTGCATCATCTAAAACTGCAGTTACTGTTGTAGCAAAGAAATTAAAGAACTCTGCTGACTGACTAAAGATAATATTTTCATCTGATAATAAACCTAGTCTATTTTTATAGAAGAATATATTATTAATATTTCTACCTACAAAAGAAGGATTAGGATTAGAATCTAAATCACCTGCATCTCTATCAGCATATGTTTGTCTATTAAATGTAAATGAACCTGAAGTCAAAACTAAACTGTGAGGCATAGTAGTATTATCTAATTCATATATAATCCCAGGCTTTACAGTTTCTTCATAAGTATTAGCACTTAATGCTTTTACAAAGTAATTATCAAAGTTATTATTTTGGTCACCAAGTATTTCATATACATTACCTGTAGAAGCATTTGTAGGTAAATCAGCAAATTCTTGTACACTACTACTTACTGAACCAGATACTGTTGCAGTAGTCATGGCAACTGTCTTAGTTTTGTTAACAATAAAAGTAAAATCAGCTACTGTTACGAAAGCTAAATCTGTTTGTGGGTTATTACAATGTAAATAAGCTGTACCATTAGGTACGTTAACAGTTGCAGAATTACCTGCTAAATCAAAGGCTTGTATAGTGGCTGAACTGCTAGTTGCAGTAATAGCAATAATGTATTGATTAGCTTCATCACGATTAACAACGTGGATAGCTGCACCACTTACGGCTGAGTTTATAATTTTAGCAACGTGTTCTGTAGGTTGTCTTTTAATTAAGCCATCTATGATAGATGAAAAACCATTTACTTGACTTTCCCCCTGTGTAGTCTGTCGCAACGTAGATGGTTGCTGACTAACCCCATTTAAGAGATTAGGTAGTCCTGTACTAACGAGAGGCATATCATCACCTTATTGCTCTACGTGGTGCTCCACGAATTATTATTTTAGATACATCATAGTTATCAAGTAACATATTACTGTCTTCTGTTTGTGCTTCACATTGTTCAAAATAAACCATAGCTTCTGATTCATCTTTTTCTGTAAATCCACCTAAAGTATCTGAACCCATAAATCTACCTTGAAATCTTCTTGCAGACTTAACTGTAACGTATCTCTTAACGTGCTCTGGTAAATCATTAAAGTCTAATAGTAGAACCATATCTACATAATATGTACCTTCAAATGTTGTGAAGGAAAATTTCTTACGGTCATATAATCTTGTACCTCTTTGAACAACATCAACATCACTAGTAGAACCAGAAGTGTCTATTTTCACACAGTTACTAGGTACATTTAATTGTCCATCTGTATCAGGCACAATAGGATATTCATATTCAGTATTACAATGAAGTCCTTGAGATTGTAAAGACCTAGAAGTTTCATCTAATATTGACTTAGCAATAGATACATCTACAAGTTGAGCATCATCTAAACTAGATACAGGAGACTCACCTATAGAAGCTAACATAATGTTAACTGCTTCAAGTTCTGTTGTTGGTGTAGTTGACATAATCAATCCTGTAAAAAAAAGCGAAAGCCAAATGAATGACTCTCGCTATGATTAAAATTAAGCAGTTTGAATTTGTACTGCAGCCTCTGGACGTAGTGCACCATGACCCATTGCATACTTTGCAACCATTAGTGTACCTTGTCTTCGGATGTCGTACTCTGATTCAACAGCTAAATCCATTAACTTAACTGTACCTACAGCAGAAGTATGAGCAATAATTGCAACTGTGTTAGATGCGTTAATTACCTGTGCTCCACCTGCACCACCTGCATCAACTCCAGTACCAGTTACGTTACCAGTTGGTAGATGAGGGGTCTTAATTAGGTTAATACCTGCTAACTGAGGGATTGTACCTTCAGCAATAGAACCTCTACCTGAGAAGTCTACATTAACAGCATTAGTAGCATTAGCTAATAGGTAATACTGTTCAGGTTTTAGATAACAGAATCTTCCTTCTGATGGTACATAACCGTCATCTAGTGCTTCAGCAGCATCAAAGATTGAAGTAATTAATGAAGCAGCAGATGTATTAGCATCTGAGTCTGTAATAATTGTACCTGCTTCGTAACCTGAGTCACCTACGTTTGCAGTTCCTGCAGCAGCTTGAAGCATAGTTTGAAGAACGTGCTTATCCATTTGGAAAGCTAGTGCTCTACCCATCTCTGACGAATATACAGAACGAACATCGTAATGGTTCTTAGCTTCTTGAATATTTGCAATGAAGTGGTTAGAGATTAGAAGGTCATTAATAGTAATAACTTTCTCTGCGTGATTTAGGGCTGTGCCTGTTATCTCATTTCCTGGGGTATGATATGCAGCAGAACTTCTACCCATAACTGGGAACTGTGCAGACTTACCTGATGCGATTGTACGTATCATGTGCTTGTCGGCTGTAACAGTAGTCTGCTCGAAAGAAGTTAATACTTCCCCAGAGAACTGTTTAAGAAACATAGCATCAGCAGTACCAGTATTATTAACTTTACCGATATCTGATATAGTTGCGTTTGACATATAAATGTCTCCTTATTGTAAAAAGTTGAAATAAAAGTGCGTTCCAACATTCCTACCGTACACATGAGTATCCTCGCAAGGGTCTAGTCTTTGGTTTGATGTTTTGAACTTAT